AAACCAAAACTCTCAGAAGTGTCAGTTAAATCAATATCTGAGGAACTAAATCCACTTCGTGTTGTCTGCGTTGCACTTACCACTGGAACATTACATTCGACTGCCAAGCCTCTTAATTCTTCTGCAATTGCCTTAATAACCATGTAAGAGTTTACATTTGAAGCAGCACGATAACGACTTGAAGCACAAATGTTTAGATAATCAATAAAGATAATATCTGGTTTGATAGAGCGTTTAAGAGCAAGTTCTTTAATCAGACCACGAAAGTGACTACTGTTTGCAGATGCAGTTGGATACTCTTTAACAATTAACTGTCCTGTGGTCTTTTTCTGTATTTTTGCAATCTTATCCTCAAACATTTTTTTAGGTAGATTGTGCAAATCTTCCATAGATATATTCATTAGATTTGCATCAATACGTTCTGCAATACGTTCCTCTGACATTTCTAGAGTAATGTATAAAACATTCTTACCTTGAGACATGCAGTTAGCTGCCATGTGACACATGAATAAAGATTTACCAACACCAGTTCCAGCAAGAACAATGTTCAAAGTTTTTGGTGGAAGTCCACCCTTTGTAATCTTATTAAAAAACTCTAAGTCAAATGGAATACGTTCTTCCTTTTTGTGATAGAACTCATATCGTTTTTCAGCATCTTCCATATAGTCATGACCGACACTACTATCAAACGATACAGCAAGAGCATCAGATAAAATTGTTGGAATGGACTCAGGTGTTCTTTGTTTATCTTTACCATCAATGATAGAGACACCTTCAACAATAGCATTGTAAACTGCTTTGTCTTTACAAAACTTTTCAGTGACATCAATCAACCAGTTTAGATCAACACTCTTTTCACTTAATGTTTGTATGATCTCTATGACTCTTTGATGTTCAGTTTCATTTAAATCTTTACGATGTGAAACTTCAATTTCTAAAGTCGTTGATGTAGGAATCTTATTATATTTTTCTACGAACTTGTTGATTTCCTCAAAGACAACTCGTTCTTCACGAATATCAAAATACTCGCCTTTTAGAAAAGGAAGAACCCTACGAGCATAGTCCTCATTTGTAACAAGATTAGATAACGCTGTTCTCTCAATCGTTGGTGGCAAAATCGTTCTCCTTTGTGCCTATTATGTCAACTAAAATATCACCAGCTAAACTAAAGAAGTCATCTCCAAATTCTTCTCTAGGTATTCCATTGTTTTCAATTATATCATACTCAAACTGAAAAGGTAAAGTGCCATCTTCATTTTCTTCTCCAATTGATACCTTACCATATTTAAGTACAACACCAGCATATTTGCCTTCGTTGATACCTATGCAAGTCACATCATGACTTGGTGATTCTACGAACACATAATCTTTATTGTGTTGAACTTCCATACTTAAACTCCTTTTGTGCAGCTACGTTTAACTGCTCCATAATATCATCAGTAAAATACTTTTCTGGATTTTCCATGATTGTTTTACCATAGATTTTTGACCCATCTGGCATTTCATAACGAGTTGATACTTTTTTAAATATATCATATTTTTCTGCAAGGTCTAATAAACCATAGTGACGATCTAGACCAGCATCATAATTCAATCGAACATCAACCATTTTATTTTCTTTTGTCATTCTTGATTTATGATTTTTACAGTGAATAATATTACCAACCACTTCACTACCATCTTTATCTTTTTTCTTTGATAAGAACACGATAGACGAAGCTGCATATTTCAATCCAGAACCACCACCCATTTCTTTGGTAGGAAACATTGAACCCATAGAATCATAAGTATGATTTGTAATCACCATTGGAACTTTTGCCTTACCTAATTTCAAAGTCAATACACGAAATGCAGCCTTGAGAACTTGTGCTCGTGTCATATCCCTTGTTTCTTTCCCCTCAGCCGTGTCCTCAACCTCTTTTGTTGTTGATAACATACCTAATGAGTCTAAACACATAAACATTGGTCTACGAACGTCTGTGTCCTGCTGAAGATACCTTTCAAGGACTTTGAGTGATTGTGTACGAAATTCTTGAACAGTGGTCACTGGAAGTATTACCATTCTCTCAGGGTCAATACCACGATCAATTACCATCTGTTTTGTGATTGCACTTTCAGACTCAAAGTACACCACACCACCCTCTGGATTTGCATCAAGAAAATGTTTACATATACCCATAAGGAAAAATGTCTTACCTGTTGCAGACTCACCAGCAAGTGCTGTAATTTTGTTTGCTGGTAAACCACCATGTACCGAACCCGATAAGAGTGCGTTAAAAATATATGAACCAGTGTCGATAAAAGTATCTACATCACCAGCTTCAACACCTTCAGCTACAAGTTGTGCATACTCATTACCAGTTGTTTTAATTACATCTTTTAAAAAATCATTCATAACTATTCTCCAATAAATGGATTGCCGAACTCATCAACCAACCCTGTTTCTTCAACTTGTCCGTGACTATTTAGGCCAATATTTTGTGGAAGAAATCCACCAAACTCAAATACGGAAATTACTTTTTCATTTACTTCTTGAGTATCTAAAGTCATAGCATATTGACAAATCTCTTTAACTTTAGAATTCATTTTTGAAAATTCTTTTAACCATGCCTTTCTGTCGGCCTGAAGCTGAGATGGTTTAGGACTTTCAATATAACCATAGATAGTTACAGAAGTATATCTGTCAACACTTTTTTTTCTAGAGAGTTCTAATCCATCCCAAAACGCACCCTTGCTGAATCCTGTAGGTCTTGCATATGCGATACCATCAACATTACGATTTTTTACACCTTGATGTTGGTATCCATTTTCTTTTAACCAAGCGGCCGCAGTTCTAGCAATGAAAGGTCGCATGGATTGGAATGGGGAGTGTTCTTTTCTAAAACTATTAAAAATATTTTCCTGTTGTTCTTCTGTCATATCTCCAGCAGCAACAGAAATAAAACTTTTAATATCGGCATCATCTGAAATATCTATAGACCCTTCTGCAATTCCATCTGATAAGCCTTTAAGAATATCATCTCTAGTATTACCAGTTCTGGGGTTTAGAATGTGATTGTCAATATAAATAAACTCCCTGCGAGCTCGAGGCGAGTCAAATTCTACTACATCTACAATGGTAGTTTCCCAGTTCAATTCTTCTTGAGCGGCATCTCTATTATACCCACCCAAAATATCTTTCTTCCTAGAATCTTTTTTATTATCCTCAACAACCTGTACCGGCTGGTCATAAAGAAATCCGTTAACTTCGTAAGACTGTCTAATCTTAGCAACATTTTCTGGGCGAGTTAACAATAGTCTAGCCTGTTTATTTCGAGTCAGATTTTCTCTATTAGTTACAATTCTTTTTTTAAAATTTACCCCATCTGGATATGATGGGGGATTTTCTCTGAGCGAACGCTCAATATCAAAGTGCTGTTTCATTTTTTTCTCCTGTCCTACTGGACTGTTTAAGATTTAAATTTCCAAACCCTACCACTCATTTTTCCTCCACTCCAATTGATATAACCTACTGGTTGCATACCAATCTTTTTATAGAATGAGTTTGCAGCAAGGTTTGATTCTCTGACAGTCAGGTACACATCTTGTCCTGTCCAATCAAAAAATTCTTTCATGACCTTTGACGCATTGCCATTACCCTTTACGGAGTTAACGATTTGGTGAATCGTGTATGAATCACGCTCGACCTTTACATCTGTGTCACGACCTATGGGCCTAGTTGCGTTATTTTGATGGAATGTTATCACCACACCATCTTGTAAAACGCACTGACCTAATTCTATTCTTTTCCTTATTTTTGTGTTCCACACATGTGGAAACCATTCTTTGTTATTTTGAAATATATTCCAGACTTCATCAAAGTCTGCCGGTGTTGCAATGTTCAAAAAAATGCCTCCAACGTATTCACTCTGATGTCTTTGAACAAATCTACAGAAGTGTCTTTACCAAAACACCAGACATTTTCCATATAAAGTTTATTCATAAACTCATCCATTTTATTTTTATCAAATTTTCCATCTTCGTCTTTGAACACAGCTGCACCTTGTGGTCTCTGCATAATTCTCATACCAATCTGTCCTAAGAAATTAGGAAGAAGCATATCCACCAGTTCATCACCAGAATAATATCTTTTACCATGAACTTTAGGGTCTAGAATGTTAATCAACAGAACACCTTTATCACTTAGAGAATTAAAACTATTTTGTGCAACAGGTAAGTAGAAATCATCTCTCCACGATTCGTAATCATTGAATTTTGCCCAAGACTGTAAATCTTCTTTTTCACCACCTTCATTATATCTTTCAGTCGAAAAATATGGGGGAGATGTAAATGCACAATCCACATTACTAATCTCATCCCAAGGCAAGTCCTCTGCGCCACAGTTATATATCTGCACAGTCTTTTTACCTCTAGACTTATCATAGATTTTGTCATAGAACTCAATCATTTTATGATAACGCTCAAATGTATTTGGGTTAGGGTCACAACCAATATAATGTGTTGCATTAGAGGCATAAAAACCAGTAAGTCTATCACCCCAACCCATAGAAGTATCCAATACAGTTTTCGCTCTAGTCATATCATAAATTGTTTTCGCAACAATAGGTTTGAACTGTGTTGCAATATAAGTTCCAAGACGAAATGCCATTGTATAGGTTTGAGGTGTAAGTTCTTTTGCATCATTCACCCCTCTCCAAATAGGGCCGAACGCACCCCAAATATTATCACCTTCTTCCCAACGAGTAACTGGTGCTTTGAATCCATAAGAACCACAACGCATACGCAAATCGTTCATAAATGAATCTGCACAATAATTGAAGTTAGCTGGGCCCTCGATAAATCCTAGTCCAAAATCTTTGTATGGATATTTGTAGTCATCATACTTTTCAATTACTTCTTTTGTTGGAATATTAATGTAATCGGTGAAAGGCGCCTTTTCCAACTTACGAAAATTTTCAATAACCTTTTGATCATAGAATTTCTTTAGTGGATATGGTGGCTTTTCTTTTGTAATATACTCTGCAAGAGTGGAACGAAACAATTCTTTACCATACTTTTCTGTTGTAGAGATGAACAAAGACTTGTTCATTACTGGAAGTCCAGTATTGTCTACACACTCTCTTAATAGTTCATATAGTTCTAGATTTATTTCTGTCTTATTACTCATGCAAAAAAATCCTCAAGTGTAGTCTGTGTGCCATAACTATCATCAATCTTTATTGAACTTACATCAGTGATAATCCGTAATGGTTCTATGAAAGACTTCTCAAATTGTAAGTCATAGTCGCAGGTTTTGTCAAGACCTAATCCTGTTGGTAGTTTTGTCAAAAATGATATTGATGTTGATGAATAGATGTTTGGACTTTTCATGTGTAGAAATTTAATCTTATCACCTTCTTGTATGAGAGGATACTTACTAATTAGATTGTTCTCTCTAAGAATATGATTATAGAGTATTGCACCCTTTACATGAATGGGAGCTCCCTTCTTAAATAAAACTGTTCCATCAAACCATTTTTTAAGACCATTAACTGAACGAGGATAAGCAATATCCTCTGGAGGTAGGCTCATGAACTCTGATCTGAAATCCTGTATGAACGTGTTTAATTCTTTCTCATCACCTGTCATGATAATCTTGAGTGCTTGTTTAATCTTCTCACGACATGGTGCTGGTGTTGATGACTTAACTGCTTCGATACCCATGATTTTAAGTTTGGGTTCATCATAACGAACACCTTCAATATCCCAAGCATTGAGAATATATCTTTTCTTTGCAGTCCAAATACCCTTATCAGCAATCACCTCACGTTTCATCTGCATCTTTTGTTCATATGCATTTACATATTCAGCAAGTTCCTGATAGCACGAATCAATAAATGGTTCAATTTTTTCAGAGGCAAGCTTATCCAAGAAATTGACCACCTGTTCATTTGATGGTCGATTGTTGAATACTTTATTAACAAGTCGGTCAAAAGTAATGTACACCGAGTCTGTATCAGAAGCCAGAACGTAGTCCTCTCCTGTGGTATCAAGTATTTTATTAAGATATTCATTGATACTATTCTCAATCCATCGTATAGACAACTGACCAGAAGTAGTAATTGCTTCAGCAATGAGTAGATTATAATACCTAAACCAATTATTACCAATTGCACCATAAGCACTATTGAGTGCAATTTTTTTGGCCATTTGTATGTTGTTATATTTGGAAATGTCTTTAAGTAATCTTCGATCTTTAGTCTGCTCATATTTTTTCTTTGCCTCAATCATTAATCGTTTATACTTCACACGATCATCATACATTTTTTGCATAATCTCTGGCAAGAATCCCTTCTTGTCTGTTTTAAACAAAGCACCATTTGGTGTTAGTGCAACATTTTTCAGTATTGATGTATCTATTTCTTTATTTAACAATTTATCAACTGTCATACCATTAACTTTTTGTTCTCCAACTAAAGTCTCAGGTGAGATGTTATATTGCATAATTAAATGTGGATATAGAGAATTTAAATCAAATGACATTACCCAATCATGCACACCAACTTGTGGGTCTTTTACATAAGCACCCTCAAACTTTTCAGATTTTTGTTTTGACTCTTTCTGTGGAATTACAATATTCTTTTTAATCAGTTCATTGTAAATAATCATATCCCAATACTTTACTGAACCAAGAACATCCATATAGTTAACCTTTGCTTCATAAGCCATAGTTAACAACAACTCAATTAGTTTCATCTTATCTTCAAGCTTGTCTACGATCTCTACGTCTTGAATATTATAATCAATGAACGATTGATAGTCTTTTATGTACCACTCTCTAAATGTCTCATATGGATTGTCATCTTTTCTTTCACCCAACTCAACGAACGCAATATGATCTAGTCGATACGATTCTTGATTGGTGTATGTAAACTTTCGATACAAATCATAGTAATCCAAGTGTGCAACACCTTGAATATCATACAACTGCATTTTACGACCTTTTTGAAATACCTCACGATCACTAACTCTGCCCCATGGCGATAGTCGATTGATTTGATCTTCATCTAAAATATTTTTAATACGATTACACACATAAGGTATGTCAAAGAACTCTGTGTTCCAACCAGTGATAATGTCTGGTTGTGTACGTTCCCAAAATGATAGAAATTCTTCAATAAGATGTTTCTCATTATTACATCTTACATAAACAACATCATCTCGATTGGTTTGATATTCGTCAACACCCCAAACTAGTATTTGTTTGTTCTGATGATTTTTAATTGTGATAGACAGTAGAGGTTCGATTGCTTCCTCTGGATTAGGAAAACCATTTTCACAAGCAACCTCAATATCAATAGTCACCATAATCAGTTTTTCAATATCCCAATCAACTACACCAGTGTAATTGTCTGATAGAAAACTGTATTGATATAACGTGTTACCCATTACCATGTGTGGCTGGTCTGAGTATTGTTTTACCCACTCACGAGCATCTTTAATGGTCTCATGTTGAATTGGTGCAACATTCCTACCATCTAAAGTTTTATAGCCTGTTTCTTTCGCAACTGGGCAGAATAGTGTTGGGGAATACTTTACTCTACGATTGATACGTTTACCATCTTTGTACTCTCGTAAAAGTAAATAGTTACCCCACGTTGATACGTTGGTATAAAAATTCATAAGTTATCATAATATATTTGGGCAAGTTTTGTCAAATGTTTTTTTGTTGATAGTCTTTTATTGCCGATTGAATTGCGTCTTCTGCTAATACTGAACAGTGAATTTTTACAGGTGGTAGTGCTAGTTCTTCAGCAATATCAACATTCTTGATTTGTTTTGCTTCGTCTAGTGTTCGACCCTTTACCCACTCAGTAAGCAGAGATGATGATGCGATTGCTGAGCCACAACCATATGTCTTAAATTTTGCGTCTACGATTACTCCATCATTATTCACTTGTATTTGAAGTTTCATTACATCACCACAAGCTGGAGCACCAACCATGCCAGTGCCCACATTCTTGTCGTCTTTGTCTAGACTTCCAACATTTCGTGGATTTTCGTAGTGGTCTAATACCTTTTCGCCGTATGCCATTTATTCTTCTCGTTTCTTACCAATGTTATATTTAGTTTCTAACTCCCATTCATTTTTTTCTTTGAATGGAATTATTTTAATTTGACTTAAAGGAGCTGACTCACCTTTACTTGTGAGTATGTTAACTAAACCCCATTCCTCAAGTAAACTAGCTATTGTATTACGTCTTGCAATATCATTTTCACTAATGTCAGTTTGCTTACCATCTAGTGAAAACAACTCTTTAAAATGTACAATGTAATAACGGCCCTGTTTGTGTAATATGTGGCATGATTGGTATAATTTTTTTTCTTTTCTAGACGCCACTCCAATACGAGACAGTGTTTCTCTTATCTTGAGAAAATCATCTGGCTCGTTTAGTTTTACTTCAAGCATACTATCCATTTTTTCCACCCTTGTTCAATCTATCCTTGATAAATTGTATTTGTTCATCATTGAGTACATCAAGAGCGGACTTTGCTTTTTCATTGTTGTATCCATAATACTCTTTAACATACTGTAAGTTTGTTACCTTACTCGCCTTCAACCAAGCAGTGTATCTTTTACGAGGTCTAAGAGTATTTAGAAGAAAATCAAATTGTAACTTATTGTCGAGGTGAGATCGCATGTTTATCTCATTTACAAACTGTATTGTATCTGGAAATGGTGCAAGACACTTATTGACAATAAATGCTGGATACTTTTTTGTCCATGCTTCATCTTCACTATCCATCAATTTCTCTTTAGTCGTATTGATGGCATTTAGATATTCTTTTAGTTCATACATCTTTTTTATCTCTTAGTTTTTCTTTTTCTAAACTGAGTTTATCTTTAAAACTTATCACATAAGCTGCACCTGCTAGAATGGCAACGGCACCTGCTTCTGCAAGAAGCATCAGTGGGTCTGCTTCCTTACTATGAAGAACAATAAGTCTACACAATGCTGTCATAGCAATGATGATAGGTAGTGTAACAGGAATTCGATTACTAACGTAAAAGGCACCAACCATACCAATAATCTCAGCGTATATAAACAACAGAAATAAGTCACCCAGTTCCACTTTTAGATTTAAAATCATGTGATAAACATCTATACCAGCCGCAAACATTGTTAGTGTACCTATGACTGCTAGTAGAAGTTTTTCACTCCACAATGTTGTCCAGTGTAGTTTTTCATTTGTGATTTTCATCTTTGTAGAATTTAGATATTCTTTTAGTTCACGCATCTTTTTTCTTACACTTAAAAACAACACATGTTCTTAATTCATAGCACTGTCGTGACACTGGCATTGCTTGGTGTGGTAGAACTGCATCAAATACAGCAATTCGATTACCAACATAATCTACATACTGTGGTAGATATGGTGACTCAACCAGTGTACCACCAGCCCATTCTTTTTTCCAATCCAGTCTTGGATAGTAAATGACTGTAACGTCACCATCATCTGTGTGTAGGTGTGGTTCAATACCATGCGTATGTGCGTTCATGTAAATACGAATATAATCATAGTCTGATAAATATTTTGATCGTATTGTTTCCCAAAGTTGTGGAATGTAATCAAATCCATTTGAATTACATTCTTCATTATCATGACCACATAAAACATGCCAGTGGCGATTAACTCTATTGGCATGTGATTTGTAATTATATTTCCATGACACATCTCTCATTTGCAGGTCTATAAGTTCTGCCACATGTGGTTCTAATACATTATCATATACTTCTAACATCTATTTTAAATAGTGAACATCTGCAAGTTTAGCACCAGAGGTTCTTACTATTTCCTTCTTTTCATTTGCTTCATTAATCCAATAAAGTAACTTTTTGATTGCCAGTTTGAACTGTCATTCCATCAGTGCTTAAAAAGTCCTCGTTTTGTTCCTTTTGTATTCTCTTTTGATGAATTTCAATAAATCTAGATATTACTTTTATGTTTTGAGTAATCCAATGTCTAGATGTTGTTGAACAGTCGGGCCCAAGTATTTCACCATTTCTGTTTACCTCGTATTGTCCTATTGGATATTTTTCATTACTCCAACCATCACAACCTTCGGGTAATAGCGTTATTAACTGTATTGTCATTTTTTTCTCCTACTTAAACTTTACTTGAGCCATGATCTCAGTTAGACAGGCAAGCATATTGATTTCTTGGTCTGCAACAAAGGCAGATTTGTACGAATAATCGGCAATAATAACTACAGCATGAGGTATGGTTGATGGGTCTAATACTTCATACAATGAGTCATATATTTTTCGATAAACACGAGATGGGTCGTTATCTAGATTGTTAACAATCCACTTTCGTACTTGAGTAAACTCTTTTTCCTTGAGAGATGTCATTAGTTCATTTATACTCACATCAGACAAGTTCACAAGTATACCACTATCTATTGTTCCCGAAACAGAGTATCTTTGTATCTCATTCAACACTCTACGCCAATCGGGAAAGAACTTCATAACCAACTCAATCAAAACCTTCTTATCATAGTTCACGTTTTCGTTTACAAGAATGTTCTCCAAACGTGTAAGAAAAAATGATGCTAGTTTAGGTTTCTGTTCAGTTGGAATAGTAAACTCAACCACTGAACAACGTGAATGTAGTGGTTCGATTAACCTGTTTTTGTAATTACAAGTTAGTATGAACCCACAGTTACGATGAAATTCTTCCATGAAACCACGAAGTGCTGGTTGAGTTGATTGTGGATTTAGATAGTCGGCCTCATCAAGAATGATATATTTTCGACCACCCTCAAGTGATACTGTAGATGCAAAGTTTTTAATCTTGGTGCGAAGTACATCAATACCTGATTCCTCAGAACCATTTATCATCATACTTGTTGCTCCAATTTCATCTAGTACCGCCTTTGCAATTGTAGTTTTACCCACGCCAGGCCCACCTGATAGAATCAGATTAGGAACATGTTTGTCATTAACAAATTGTTGAAATGTATCCTTTAGATCACTAGGAAGAATACAATCACTGACACTAGTTGGGCGATATTTCTCTACCCATAAAAATGTTTCCATAATATTCTCCTAAGCTTCGTATGTTGAATCAGGTTCTAATGCAATCCAATACTCTACTTGTCCATTCTTAAAATGACTAATGTTTTTAGATGATACTGCCACAGTATAGTCACCATCAATTAGTTTAAGATTTTCAACCTTAAAATAGAATCTATAGTTATCACTGTTTGTGCCGTTTGTATCAACATCTAAAGAATAAGTATTTGCAGTATCATTCTTTTTATCACAAACAGATAACATTACATCTTGACCTTGTTGAGTTAGTGACATATCTGGAGCTCCAATCACACCAGCAGCTCGTTTGAGTTTTGTTAAGTCACTACTCTTTAAATTAAAACTAACCTCAGTCTCAGGCATTGTAATAGATTTACTTGGTGTTGTTACCACTGATGGGTCAGAATAGAAATACTTCAAAGCGTTGTAGTTGTTGTTTTCCTCAACGATTAAAACAGAGTTTTCTCCAAACTGTAATAGTGGATTACTAAACAATGATAGGGAAGATAGAAACTCATTAAGATCATAGATTGCAATCTCTTTAGGAAAAGTTTCTTCAACCTCTGCCTGTGCCACAATGTTTTTCATGGCAGACATGGTGGTTAATGTATTGCCCTCACGAATCAAAAGATTTTGATTGATTGTGGCAAAGTTCTTTAGAACACTAATCGTGTTTTCACTTAATTTCATAATTACTCCATAATAAAGAGGGGAGCTGCATGCTCCCCATACAATTTACTTAACTTCAATTACTCTTGGCTTCTTTTCTTCTGGTACAATCTTTTCCATGTGTACTACTAGCAAACCATCTTTTAGACTTGCGTCTTTCACCACTACGTCATCTGCAAGAGCAAACTCACGAGTGAATTTACGTTTTGCAATACCTTGATGAATTACATTTTCATCTACATCATTGGTTTCATTAGTAGACCTTACAGTTAAAGTTCCATCTTCTACCTTGACTTCAATGTCATCTTTTCCATAACCTGCTACAGCCATCTCAACTTGATAATTGAATTCATCTACCTTACGAATATTGTAAGGTGGAAATGGTGTAGTACGAGTGTTATTTGAATGATAGTTTTGTACCTGTTGTAGTACCCTATCAAATCCTATCATATGTGGCATTAGGCTCACAAGATCATTATATACAAAAGTTTTACTTACCATGTTTATCTCCTTTTCAGCAAGATTAAAAAAATGAGTTCCTTTCGGCAACTCGGTTTACACTACTATTTATACAAGAAAGGGTGGCACTATGGCCACCCTTGTTCACTTTTTTCATAACAAATTATATTTGTACATCTGACGAAGTTTGGTCACCTCCTTCACCTTCATCAGAATTTTCTAGTGGATTAATACCAGCATCAATGTTGGAGTACAATTCCCAAAACGAATACTTTGTATCTTCATCAAATCGGGAAATACATAACTCAACTGCTTTCTTTTTATCATGAAAGATCGTATAGGCCTTGACAATGTGATCAAGACGGCGAGTTGAAATTACTTCATCAACACCACCTTCACTAAACAACTTACGAATGATTTCTGCCCAAGTGACTAGGTTCTTGGCAAACTCATTATCGACCAGACCATACTTTTCCATAGCACCAAGAATAATTTTAGTCTCGGTACTGGGATTTGCATATGGTTGTTCGATTGTGATAGCAAATCGTTCTAGAAATGCCTCATTGAGAATGTTAGTACCAATAAAGCGACCATCATCAGAACCCTTACCTTTAGTATTGGCAGTGGCCATGACATTAAATCCTTCTTTTGGTGTAACCCATTTGTTTACCTTCTTGAGATAAACTCCCTTACCCTCTAGGACTGGTTGCAAACACATCAACTTGTTTGAACCAAGATCACACTCATCAAGTAACAAAGTACAACCACGTTCCATAGCCTCGATAACTGGGCCTGGCACGAACTTGGTTTCACCATTGACTAAACGAAAACCACCTAGTAAGTCATCTTCATCAGTTTCAATTGTGATGTTTACACGAATCAAATCTTTTTTAAGATTGGCATGTATTTGTTCAATCATCAATGTTTTACCATTACCAGATAAACCAGTAACGAATACAGGATAGAACATACCAGATTTTACAACTGACTTAATCGTGTTGAAGTGGCCCCATGGCACAAATCCTTCAAACTTTGATGGAACTAGATTTTGTACTTCCATATTCGTAGCGATTAAGTTAAGAGTTGAATTATTATTTTGTTGTACCTGTTCGGACAACATTGGTGTTGGTTGTGGTGTTGCCTCACCACTATCACTTGGTAGTTTGTACTTACCACTACCAACACGATATTTTTCTTTTTTGAACCAAGATGGTCGGCTCATACCAATTTCATCTGCGAATTCGTTGATTTCAGATCGTGATAGTATCGCCCCGATACCAAATCTTTCAGATGCATGATCAACGAACTTTTGTTTCATGGGTGTTAAATTCAAATTTACCTCTCTATTTCTTAGTTTATATAACCATTATACTGGGCTGGAGCATGTTTTGTCAAGGCTCCAACCCCCTGATTTATAAGTAGTTTTAAAAAAATTATGCAACCAAATCAATGAACTTTCTCAAAACTGGTCGATTATTAGACTTTTTAGTCAGTTTTTTAGAAAATGCTTTCTTGATCTGAGCCTTTGATGAATTTTCATCAAGTTCAATAGATTCCTCTGACATATCTATTGAAGAAGGTAAAACGTAGTATTCATCATATCCAGCATTTTTAATAGTCAAAACATTTTGCAAACGTAATTCTTTTTGACATTTTTTGATAGAGTCATCATTCCAATCTTGGGTAATACTACCAATAGTTGATCTAGTAACTTTACCATTTTTACCACTACCAGCAATGAAAAATCCAGCAATGGTAATATCTGGAATACGTTTTCTCAGCATCTGTAAAAGTTCTATTGTCATGCTTGTACGCCACAGTCTTGGATTGTACTCTGATATTTCTGCATTTGTTTTTCTATCTCTTACAATGATTTGTGCTCTGTTTGAATTTTCTCTGTAATTTAAATCACTGACATGCAAATCACCCTCATGACTTTCAAATGTCTCATCAACAGGGTGACTATCACCATCAGTCAAGAAAACTACATTTACTTTCTGAACACCAGATTGTTTTTTGAACTCAGGAACTAAATCCATAGCTGCAATAATTGTATGGTTTAATGGAGTTCCCGATAACAGGTAGTTTCTAAGTACATCTTTCAATTCAAAATCACGATATGGCGAAAGGGCTGCACATGGTGCTTTCCAAAAGCGTTCTGATCTAGTATTTGAATAGTAATATGCAAGATTATATAAGATTTCCATCATACGATTTTGTTGTCTTTTATTCATATTACTTGAAAAAAAGTTTAACAAGGTTAGATCAGAAATATTTAAATCACCAACTTTTGTATGTTTAGATTTAGAGTTAGATCGACTATTGTGAGCACCATCACTGAAAGCATAAACTTCAAAAGGTATCTTTACACTATCACAGAACCAGACCAAACTAAACAATTGTTTCACAGTATCTAGTAGATTATCTGACATTGAACCAGACCAATCTAGATACATTACCATACCATGATTTGTTGAATTTGGTGTAATGTTTACTTTTGCAAATAAATCCTCATTGAACTTATAAGTATGAAGTTTACCCATATCCAAAGAACCTGTCTTGGCAGTAGTAGATCGAGAATAAGCCTCAGCAGACTTTTTCATCTCAAATTCTTTTACCATAAACGAAATTGATCTCTTACTATCTTTTTTGAAAGAAAGATATTCATCTCGCAGAAAACTAAACCCATCATTTTCTCGTGGATAATATTCCACTTCATTTTGAGTATAGATTGGAGACAGTTCATCTAGAATCTGTTGGAATGGAACAATCAACTCACTAGAATCACTTTTTGGTATATAGGCATATATTCTATCTCTTGCTTCACTGTCTACCATTTTCTTTAGATTTTGAGAAAGTGCGGTATCAGTTTCACCCATATCCATATCTGGTTCATCAAGTTTACTCTCTGGTGGAACACCACCCTGATCGCCAGCACTTTTAGATTCTTCGTCTGATTGATTGTCTTGATTTACGTCACCATCAGACTGTTCACCATCAGACTGTTCACTATCAGACTGTTGATTTTGATTTGAACTTTGTTCATCACCAGATTGTTCACCTTGACTTGAACCTTGTTCACCACCAGACTCACCAGACTCGGTATCATCAGATTGTTCATTAGATTGTGGTTTTTTATGTTCCTCATTTTGTTCCATGAAGTTCATAATTTCAAGACCCAATTCAATTACATCACTCATAGTTTTAGTAGTGTATGCTCGATTTACAAAAATCATTTCATCATCAGTGAATGGAACATTCTGTGATTTTTTGAAATGAAGATTGATACGATCAATCAAGAACATTTTACTTAAATCTTTATCTGCAACTTTGAAAAAGTTTTTGTCATGTAATTCACCATATCCTGTCACGAAAGTACGAACCGAGCCAGGGTACTTACTTTGTACCATTTTTTCGATACGAACATCTTCTAGGATATTAATGACTGCATGTGGTACACCAGATTTACTAGCATCTTCCATGCCGTCAAGTGGTGTGTAGAGTGCATGTCCAACTTCGTGAAGTGTTAACATGTTAAGAACATCTTTAGTCATGTCCTTCCACATTGGAAGTACCAGTTCACGAGATTCTACATTGAATGAGGCGGTTGAAACTTGTTTATGAACTACATTTAAATCTTCCTCTGCCAAGAGTTTGGCAAGAATTGAATTATCATGTAATGTTGTAGTCATTTAACCTCTCTTTTGAAATATATACACATTTTAAGGTATAGAGGCATGTTTTGTCAAGGCTACAACATACTGATTTTTGGTGAGTTTATAAAATAATTTAACTAAACTATCAAGTTTTGTGCATTTTTTACTGCAAATTTCTCCTCTAAAGCACGTTTTTTGGCCTTTTCCATCTTTTCCAATGCTCGATCTAACTTAAATTTTGAAACTCGTGATGTGAAGTCAGTGCCTTCCATGTGATCATATTCATGTTGAAAGATACGAGCTTCTAATCCAAACATAGCCTTTTGTTGTAACTCTCCATATTCATCTTCATATTGGCACTCAATACCATCAGGGCGTTTGACTTTTAACCATAAGCCAGGCCATGTCAGACAACCCTCATCTTCTGACGTTTCATCTTGTGAGTAAGAAATAATTTGTGGATTAAAACACACAATGATTTCTTTATTATTAAAATCTGAATACATGATAAACACACGTTCACGAACACCCACTTGATTAGCAGATAATCCTAAACCAAAATTTTCTTTCATGGTTTCAATTAAATCTTCTTTCAGTTTTACTCGATCTAAATCTGCACTACATTTGGGTAGTGGAACATTTGTTGAAACTTCTTCTGGTGATAATAATTTATAAGTCATTATATAAACTCCTCTTAGGCAACATGACTAAACCCTTTTTCTTTTTTGAATTGTAAAACACTTCTAAACTTATCAATCAACATATCCTGTTTATGTGAAATTACAAATACATTCTCTTTGGTTAGTGTATTTAATATCTTCAAAAACTCATCTGTTCCAGCACCATCTAAAGAACTGTCAAATATCTCATCAAGTATCAGTAGATTGGTATTGGTACTATTTTTCATTTTTGCAATAGCTCTCCATGTGAAAAGTAGAGCTAAATCAATACGCATCTTTTCACCTTCACTAAAAGAAGCATAGGAAAAATCATCACGATACCTTGACTTAATTGTCTCATTAAAATTTTCATCTAAAGTAAAATTAACATAAAACTCCATTGAGTTTAGATACTTGTTAATTAATTTGTTCATTACAGGTAAATACTGTTTAATGATTTTTGTCTTAATACCTGTATCTTGAAGCATGACCTTTGATGCTTCTGTGTAAGTCTTTTCCTTCTTTAACTCTGTTCTTTTTTCTTCAGCAACCTTACACTCTTTTTTCATGTCTTTCAGTTTATCAATATCATCTTGTGATATTGTCTCATTACTTTGTGTTTTTATTTCTTTAAGTAACACTGCATTAAACTTTTCTAGTTCTGTGACTGAGCTATTCAATTGTGCTATTGTGACTTGATTGTCTCTTATCTCATCAGTAATCTTCTTAATTTCATTCAGTCTTTCTTGATTCTTACCTTCTGCCTCACGCAATTCTTTTAAGCCCTTTGTTACAACAGAATCTTCCTCTTTACGATTTGTGATCATTGTGTTTTTATAGTTTTCATCTATATGTTGTTGACAAGTAGGACATTCAATATTTGTCTCAAAAAAGTCTATCATGGACTCGTGTGTTTTATGTTTCTCGATTAAAGTTGCACGAATCTCTTTGAACTTGCTACTTCTTTTTTCGGCTTCAATTTGATCATCAATTGATGCAAATAGATTTTTATTCTTTTCATCATATCCTACACGCTCAGTATTTTTTTCATGTATCAAGTCTTTATTGTTATTATACTTAATTTGTTTTTCACGAATTGCATTTGAACGATTTTCTTTAATATCATCAATGTGATTTTCTTGCATGGATATTTTTTCCATTGCCATGTTCACTTGATAATCCATGTCACGAATTTCATCAACTAAATCTTTTAGTTTTTGTTTTAGTAATAGATTCATCAAAGAAAATATTTGTATGTCTAATATTTCCTCAACCACTTCACGGCGATGGCGTGCTTTTAATTGCATGAATGGAACAAAAGTAGAACTACCTAAAATAACTACTTGTGTAAATGAACGATAATTGAGTTTGAGTATTTGTTGTTCAAGTATCTTTTGATAATCACGATTGTTAGCATCTTGATTCATGAGAATACCATTTTGATAAATCTCAAAACGATTTGGCTTTATTCCACGAGTAACTAGATACTCAACTGAACTAATTTTAAACTCAACCTCTACAATCAAATCTTTTAAATTAATTGTGTTTATCAGTTGTGCCTTATTAATATTACGAAACGGCTTACCAAATAATCCAAAGCACAAAGCATCAAGTATTGTAGACTTACCAGCACCATTCTCACCAATGATAAGAGTGGTAGGATTTCTATCTAATTGTATTTCTGTAAATTGATTGCCTGTACTTAGAAAATTCTTCCATCTAACTTTCTTGAATACTATCATTTAATAACCTTATACTCACCTTCGGTTTCAATTACAACTCTTGCTCCACACGATAACAAGGGTTTTTCATTACCACCATAAATTACTTTTGATGGGCCAAGTATTTCTACTTCGTGGCAGTATGTGTTTGTCTTACCATCTTTAATTGTAATTACTGGGTCGTCTGTACCATTCTTTTTATTTGCACGAATGACATGTTGATTTACATGAATATATTTCTTTCTCACTCTAGGCATCACATCTCCAAGTCTTGGGCTTCAACATATAATGTTTTCATCATAGATTTAAGTTTGTTTTTATCTAAATCTACATCTAATTCGTCAATGTATTTTCCTAACAATGACATGGTGTCCTCTGTATTTTCAACAATATCATCTGATACTGTGCTTGCATCTAAATCAGAAAAGTCCTCAACAATCTTTACTTCATGACAGTCTGCCTTTAGAAGTCTATCTACAAATTGATCATACTTGTATAAGTCTTTTTTGTTAACAACAATTAACTTAACATATTTTTCTTTGTATTTGGTTACATTGTGTATACTATAATCTTCTTTGGTGTCATCATAATATATTTTTTCAAAGATTGTAAACGGATTGACAATTCTCTCTAGTTCTCGTGTTTCAGTATCAAATATATGAAATCCTTTAGGGTCGTTCCAATCGTTTGAGTATATTTGATATGGTGTACCAAGATAATAAATGTGACCATCATCTGATTTTGTATGAAAGTGGCCAGAGAAAACAGTATCAAACTTTCTAAATTCTTCTCGGTCATAACCATGTTCTGAAACAATTTCACTTTTGTTCATAGCAAAACCATTAATATCTAGGTGTGCCATCATCACTGGTGCATCTGTATCATTTATCATGCCAAAAGAATAAATGGTATTCTGACTATTAATCCATGGCATTAGTAGTATTTTTAATCCATCAAAAGTAACTTCTGTAGCCTCTGCATATGTGTGTATATTTTTATATCGACTATCAAGTAATTCTCGTAACGAATTAACATCATTTGTGTTTTTATAATAGATGTCATGATTACCAACTAATGCATGTAGTTGTATATCAAGTTGTTCAAATGGTAATATAAATCGTTCACGAAAATCTTTTGCAATACGATACGAAACAAATTTTCTACGATCTAATACATCACCCAAATGAATACAATGTTTGATGTCATTTTCAAGTAAGTATGGAAAAAACACACCTTCATAAAACTTGTAGAAATAATCATTAAAATTTAAATTATCATTCCGAGCACCAAAGTGTGTATCGGTTATCAAAGCTATCTTCATACGTCTAAATCTTTCCAGTCCTTTTCAGATTGCATTACTGGGCCTCTAAGTTCTGATGGATACTTTGCAACTCCATATGTTTCCATATCCTCTGAGAAAATAAATGGTCTACCACGAACTTTTGACATAAACTCACCATCTTTACCAAAGATGGCAGCTCCCATTCTTACTTCTTTACCCATGCCTGGATAACCATCTGGGCAGGTATTAGTTCCCACAAGTTTACCACCACTACCAGCCTTTCCAAATAAAATACTATCTTGATCAAATTCTTGACCAAATTTTTTTAGATCATTAAGTAGTGTTCCTTTGTCTTGTAAATCTGCAACAAAGAAAGAACTTTCACCTACCTCTCTTGCATTAGGTGTACCATAATTTTCAATATACGAACCTTTAATACTCGTTACTGAATAACCTTTTGCTCTAAGTTTTGAGAGAAGTAATTTATTTCTTTGTTGATTCTCTTTTCTTGTGTATGGTGTTCCCTTACCACAATCAGGTGCATATCTAAATGCAGTAATCGTTCCATAATCGTGTTCTCTAGAGTGTCGATACAATCGAGATAAACTTGACTCTTTTATTACATCATTGAGTATCTTTGTCATCCTCTTTCTCCATAAAATTTTCTAAGCCATCAGTTTTTTCTTGAGGCTCTTTTGTTTTTGGTTTATAAACATCTTCGTCTGGTAACATGATTGTTGGGTCAAAACCATCTATACAATATACTGTGTCATCATTGTCCAGTGTGGTGTATTGTTCATACTGATGCTTTTCAATCATCTTGTTTTTGATGTGAGATTGTTTTTTCTCTTTTTGTATTCTACGCAAAAATGCATAGTAAATAATTTGAGTAAAATAAGAGAATGGATTTTTAGACTTATCTGGGTCAAAGTTATGTATGTATTGTAAACAGTTTTCAATACCATCTGAAACCATTTCTTTTCGATAAGTATAGTTGATAAAATTAGGTCGATACGAAAGTCCATTTGCAATTTTTAAAAAACAGTCACCAATATAATTGGACACAGGTGGTTTTCCCTCTCCAGCTTCCTCTGCTTCTTTACACTGTTCTTTCCACTCTTTCATAGCTTCTAGAAACTTTTTATTATCAACGTAATGTGCATTTTTCTTTTTTGCAGCCATCATTACTCCAAGATGATTAAATTTCTGCTATTATAAAGGATACACACAGGGTATGTCAAGGCCTTGACAAAAGATGTTGGAGTCTTTATAATCGCTTTGTGTTCCGTTAAGAACTAATGTAGGTATTTGCTCGTATCAAAATGTTGATAATCAAATTCATCTTCTTCATATTCAGCTTCTTCCCCTGCATACACATCATCTGCAAATTTTGGTTCAGATAGAGAGAGGTCATCAAGTTCAACAATCATCTTTTCGTAAAATACACCTAACCCAGCCGAAGCTTCGGTCATAGTTACAATTGTTTTCTTGTTGATCGAATAATCAGATTTTTCAGATAATGGTTCAATCCAATGGCGCATGGTAAGTGACTCTACCATACCATATTCAGTTTCCCGATTAATTAAACTCATTTTTAAAGGTAAATGTACGTCAACAAAGTTTTGACTTTCTTTGGTGACATTACAAACAATGTCCTCACCATTAGACAATTTTATTAGTTTTAAATTATTCATAACTTTATCCTGTCTATTTGGTAGTTAAATTCTTCTTCATTGTATATATTTAGTCTGTCTAAAAAATGATTGAGAGTGAAGTTTCGTTTTTCCCTGTAAGTAAGATCATCTGCTATATCGTATAGTATAGTAGAATCTTTATGCTCGCTTCTTCGCAATCCCCTGCCGATGGATTGTAACACTCTAATTCTACTTTTACTGGGGCTTGAGAACACGATGTTGCTAAGATTACGAATATTGATACCAGTGCTAAACGTACCATATGACGCAATAATGATTGCATTTTTCTGACCCTCAACGATTTCACGAATACTCTCCCTTTCTTCGGCATCAACTCCACCATAAACAAAAAATACTTTTCGATCTAATCCTTTCATGAGTTGGTGAAGTACCACTCCATGTTTTTCTACTAATTGAAATAAACAAAGAGTGTTACCTGATAAATTTTCACAAAGATTTGTGATAAACTTGTTTCGTCTAGCATTAGAGACTAGATAATCAATTTCTTCAGCATAGGAAAAATCTTTGATTTCTTTTGATTCTTCGTCTGTATGTTTTAACACAATACAGTTTATATTTAGTTGAGCTAGTGTTTTCTTATCCATTAGATTCTTTGTTGAGGTAATCTTTTGTACTTTACCAAATAACCCCTCTAGAACGAGTCTATGGGTCTGTGAACCATCTAATGTGCCCGTTAGTCCAAATCTATACCTACAATGTAAAAGTCTTGTCATAATTGATGTGAGAGACTTAGACTTAAATAGATGAGCTTCGTCACCAATGATACAATCAAACTCTTGAAAATATTCTTTGTCTAACTTATATAAAGATTGCCAAGTTGAAACAATCACTGGTTTGTCAGTATACAGTTCATGACCAGCATAAATTCTATGAATATATTTGTCGTGCCAGCCGTAATCAATAAAATCAGAATACATCTGTTCAACTAGTGATGTTGTTGGTACAAGTATTAGTATTCGTTTGTCTACGAGAAAATTATAGTACCGAACTAGTGAGTAGATAATAAGCGACTTACCTGAAGCAGTAGGACTAAGAAAAAGCCCTCTGTGTTTCTGTATAGCTGAATGAACTGCGTCAACTTGATAGTCACGAACTTGTAAGTCTTGCCCTCTAGACTTTGGTTTAAGTGATTGTATAAATCCCAATACATCTTCTCTAGAAATATTTTGCTCATTTTCTATTCCTTTCTCAACTTCGTATTCTAAATCATTACGTTCACAAAACTCTTTAATATAGGATAGTAATCCAACATATATTTTACCTGTTTTAGATGAAAACAATCTTACCTTTCCATCCCACCTACGTTTTTTTACTGCTGGCATAAACTTAGCGCCAGGCACCTCAAATGTAAAGTAACATTCTAACTCTTTTGCTAGACCATCATCGGTATCTATCTTCAAATAAACTTCATTGAGTTTAGATATTTTCACTACATCATTCCAGCTTCAAACTTACGCCATTCGATTGCATTTTTTATATCCCAACCACGATTTTTAATATTCTGTAGCATACCCTCAATATATTTTATCGTAGTTTCAAGATATGCAATTTTATGTTCGGCACGAATAATGTCCTCATCAGACTCAAGATAAACATGTAAGTCTGTTTTGAGAACCTTTAGGTCAAATGGTTTTGTTGCATAAACTTTTGCGTCAGCTTTACCACCATAGTATTCCCACTTTTCACGATATAAAATTTTATAATCACCTTTTGCTTTGTACAAAAGTAATTCAAAGTTGGATTTATAGTCTATGTATTTACGATAAAGTTCTTGATTTTTTAATGCTTCGGTGTCAAGTCGTTCATCATCTACTTCTAAGTCTATCTTTGACTCAGTTTTAATATCTTCAAGTTGCATAATAACTCCATAATTTAATAATCAGGTTCAAGCGGTACTTCGTGTGCAACACCTTGATGGCACTCGATACATGTTCTCCCCTGTTCTTCAGCTCTTTTATGTTTCTTACGAGAAAGTTTTTCTTGTTCAGATAAGTCCATAGCATCAAAGGTGTGACAACTTTTACATTCACGAGAATCAGTCTTTTCCATGTATGACCAGACTCGATTTGCCATTTTCCAGCGATGTTCTTCAAACTTTTCTTCATTATCTATAACACCTGTAATCTCTCCCCACACATCTTTTGCAGCCATAATTTTCATGTGAAGTTTTGGCCCCAGTGAGTGTGGAACATGGCAGTCAGCACATTCAGCACGAACACCTGATGCATTTTTGTAGTGAACAGATTCCATCCATTCTTCTTTCACCCACTGCATTGAATGGCATGATGTACAGAATTCTGTGGTGTTGGTTTGTTCTAAAACTTCTGATGACCCAAATGTAAATAACATACCAACAATGAAAACGATAACAAGTAAACCGATTTTCATCATAAAGTTTTTATCTCATACAATTTATATTTAAAATCAATATCTGCGGTTAGATATTCTACGTCAGTTGGTGTTTGAGTATATGATAGTGTGCTTAGTGAAATTGGAAACACATCTTGAAAACGTACTTCAACTACTGGATTATTTTTATTACTGAGTATTGTTAGAGTTGCATCTGAATATATACCACGATCAGCAGTAGGGTCTTTTACGTCACCAATATCTTGACTTGTTCCTTGTGTGGTAACAGGAGTATTTGACGTTGCACTTCTAAATGTTTTAAATTGTTCTCTACTCTTAGGAAATCCAATACCAGTAAGCCACTCGTGAATACTAATATAGTTTTCTAAAAATTCATCAACAATAAAAGATACTGTTAAGTTATCATATGTCAAACGATCACCTAACAATGGAATGTTTTTAAATGGTGTTTGCATTTCAATTTCACCTAAACTAATGCCAGGCAAATTTGCAGAAGTCGTAAAGAACT